GGTTAGGTCCCGCTTCACAGCGTGGTGTCTCTCCCTCTCATAGGAGATTCTTACTCGCTTCGCAAGTGTGCCCTAGCTTCCGCCAGGTTTTGATGTCAGGGTAACCTGACCTCTTTCAATGGACTGAGTGGTCCATTCCATCTGCGCGTACGCAGCTTGTCTACCAACTAAATGGTAGAGATGAAGGATAACCTTGGTAACAGGGTCACCCATTAGAACTCCCCGTGAGGAGAGGAACATCTCCAGAGTTTTGTTCTCTGGATCAATGAACTCCACTTGACGTGGAGCGCACAAAGCGAAGACGCAAGTCTCGCGATACCAATCTGGAATACCCAAGTTGGTGCAAAGCCTATTTAATAGGCCCTCGGCTACTGAGTGATCACAGTAGTCAGTCGCTTGCTCCCAGTCTGTACTGAAAGCATAAAGTTCATCTTCTTTACTGAAGATGAAATTAGCACAAGGATTCTTGTGCGACATACGCTTGAAGAAATTCCAAGCGTGATTCGCGGCTTGAATACCGCTTTCACTTGAAGGTATCGCCTTCAAGTATTCTAATAACACGTGAGAAAGCACGTGTAATAGCACAGAATGTGCTAAATGCGAAACAGTGATGCTTCGATACTTCCCTAGTTCTGCAACTAGAGAAATTCTGACAGACATTACATTTCTGTCATAACACAGCTCGTCGTCCGCGAACTGTTCTAATGCCCATGCAAATAGGCACTCTCCGACTCCGTCGGATTCAGGGGTTAACTTCCCTGTTATACGACCTGTTTGCAGATCGTACTTAATGTACTCTCTCTTGCGAGAAAGCACTTTTCGAGCGGCCTCTAACTTGCCGCCATCAGAGCTCTTGGTAAAGAACTCTCCACTATCACTAAGTGATATTTTTGCCTTGTCCAGGCAACTTCGCCAAAATTTCTCTTTGGCTTGTTCTCCTCCGATTTGTCGGAGGACATTCTGGTGGACTCCGTCCACCCCAAGCTGGATTAATCCAGCCAATCCCTCGTAAACCGAGGGGTCTGGCGGCTCGCTAAGAACCGCCTTTATCTTCTCAAGAGTCTTGAGATAAACCACCCTTGGTGGTACCCCGCAAGCGCGAGTTTGCGACAGGGTTGACACCCTGTACATATCGATAGGCCTTTTCGACTTACCGATGAATTTGAGGATAACCTCAAAGAACGAGATTTCTCTCGGAACCTCGATTGTCTCGAGGTCGCCAGTGGGGTTAAAACCCACCATCTTAACTGCTTTACGCAGTTTCTTGACCTTTTCAAAGGTCGTCAAACGACTTAAGTCGTCAGTAAAATCGCGGAAGTAATCCGCGACGAGAAGGCTGATTAAACAGCCGATTACCTGGTCGATTCTCGACCAGTTTAAGAATTCCGGATTTTCCGGAAAGCAAAGGACGAGCTGCATTAGCATCCCGTCGACTGTAGCTAAGATGTTTCTTAGCTTCTGTACGGATTGTTTGCACATCCGTCTTTTGAGAATCTCATCAATTCTCATTCTGCCTGAGTATGACCTCAGGCCTGCCAGGAGCCGCAAAATCGCTACTCCTGTTCTTCCGTGGTTTTTACACCCCGGTTTCTTTTCGTAGAGTCTACGAAACCAATATGTGCCTCTGGAAAGAATGCACATAGCTTGACCGACTGTTGTACAGTCGGCGAACTTACGACGCTTACCGTCGTAATTATACTCCTTTCCGATTTTACACTCGAAAAGGTTCTCAGCATTCCAGCAGACCTTAATCTCTGGAATAGGATGATCGTTCCGCATAGACGGACCGATAACACTTCGACTTACATCGAAGAAACTCCGGTGGGTCTCCCCACCGGAACATGCGCACGTTCCCGTGCGTGATTTGTAGTCTTTATGACTACGTAAAACGGTCGTTTGGGGAAACGACCGCGTACTCAGAACATCGTTCTGAACAGACCACTCTCCGAGTGGCGAATATCTGGGTTGGTTTAGCCCAGACATGATCTTTGTTTACGCAAAGACCCTATCCCTTTAGTTAGGATAGAACCCAAAGTTTATCTCCTTTGGAAAGTTTCTCGAAGGGAAACACCTAGGCTTAGCCTAGTCAGGATATTCGAGAGAAGTCCATTAACTACCGTGAGGTGGATAGTCG